GGGTCGAGAGTTTAAGAACCGATGCAGGAACCGTGTACCGCACCGTAAGGACTAAGTACAGCACATCGGATTGGGAATCTATGGGCAAGTTCATTCTTGAACATGGTGTGCCTGAACTATTGGAGAAGCGAATTCAGCAAACCAATATGAGGGTATTTTTAGAGGAGAATCCAGACCTACTGCCACCTGGACTTAACTCAAACATGGAGTATTCAGTAACAATAAAAAGGAGCAAAAATGGTGGATGACGCGTTTGTCCCGATAGAAGATGTGGCTAAGCATTTTGCCGTGTCTGTATCGACAGTCCGTTCTTGGATTCGTCAAGACTTAATCCCTGCGTTAAAACTGGGCGGTGTATATCGTTTCAAGATTAACGAAGTGGAACAAGCCTTGCGCAAACTCAATGGCGGAGAACTAGTACGAGAAGAAGCCGACGGTAGCCTAACGGTGCAAGCACCTGCAGGATCAGCCCAAATGGCTCTTAACTTTAACCCTGACGAAGATATTTAAGGAGAATTAGCATGAGTGAAATGACTCTATTTAAAGGTGGTTTACCATCGTATTTACAAACTGCATCTGACGATGCAACCAATGCACTTGCTGGTGGTGAAAGCCTAGGCTCACGTCGCCTTAGCATTAAAGGTAGTGTGTTCCGTGAGTTTATTGGTGGCAAAGAGTACCGTGTATCAGAAGAACGTTCTATGAACGTGGTGATTATTAAAGCCGCACCAAAGGTTTCCCGTGTGTTTTACGCTGGTTCCTACGTTGAAGGCGAGACCGTATCTCCTGTATGCTGGTCAGCAGATAGTCAGCGTCCTGATGAGAAGTCTAAGGAAAAGCAGTCAGCTACTTGCTTAACTTGCCCACAAAACATCAAGGGCTCAGGTCAAGGCGATGGTCGTGCATGTCGCTATCAGCAACGCTTGGCAGTTGTGATTGACGGTGAGATTGATAAAGGCGAAGTGTATCAGTTAGTATTGCCACCAACATCTGTATTCGGTGATGGTGAAAAAGGTAAGTTACCTTTGCAAGCCTATGCTCGTCACCTCAAGAACCACGGCACACCGATTACTGGTGTTGTTACCGAGATGCGTTTTGATACAGCAAGCCCAACACCTAAGCTGATATTCAAGCCAGTGCGCCCTGTGACGGAAGAAGAATTCAATGAGATTCAGAATCTCAAGGATTCTAAAGAAGCGATTAATGCGATCACAATGACCGTTGCACAAACTGATGGTGTGAAAGATAAGCCAGCCGTTAAGAACGCATTATCCGCACCGAAAGCTGAGAAAGTTGTAGCTGAAGAAGTAGAAGCCATTGAAGAACCGAAGAAAGCTCCCCCTAAGAAAGCCGCAGTTGCGGCAGAGCCTAAACTAGAAGACCTAGTTGGCGAATGGGACGATGCTTAAATAACGGTTACGGGGTTCCAGTAGGATTAAAAGTCTGCATTTGATGTAGCGACTGCCCCACCTTCAAAGGTGGCTATGAACAATTTAGAATTTTTACAGCAAGTCCTCGGAGACGATGGATACTACTGCATAGTTGGGCTAAAGAAAGACTCGGACAAGCCTGTCCAAAAGTTTTTCCAGCGGCTCGAAGATGCGGTCAAAGTTGCTGAGAACCTGAAGAACGAGGGCTATGATGCGTATTACGCATTGGCTACGTTCGAGGATGGAAAGTCACGTAAAACTGCAAACGTTAAACAACTTAGGTCGTTGTTCGTCGACCTTGATTGTGGGCCAGGTAAGCCATACCTAACACAGGTAGAAGCTATTGCTGGGTTAAAAGCGTTCTGTAAAGAGACCAAGATGCCCAAACCAGCACTAGTTAACTCTGGTGGGGGTGTGCATGCCTATTGGCCTTTAGCCGAACCCGTATCACGGGGGGAGTGGTTGCCTTTAGCTGAGAAGCTAAAGAAGATGTGTGACGATAATGACCTGTTTGCTGACCCCGTAGTTACAGCAGATTCGGTACGAATCCTACGAGTTCCAGGAACTCTGAACTTTAAACTTGATGAAGCCCGAGACGTTACGTTAATCGGTAGCTCATGTAGCTCATACGAGATAGACACACTAAAAGATGTTATTGGTGAACCCATACTGGTCAGACCGTCCTATATCCCACGAGGAGAGATGGACGAAGTTACCAAGGCGATCCTAGGTAATTACACGAATCGGTTTAGAACTATCATGATGCGCACCAAAGATGGTGACGGATGCCAGCAACTAAAGTATATTTATGAGAACCAAGCAACCATGTCGGAACCGATGTGGAGAGCAGGACTATCTATTGCCAAATTTTGTATTGATGCGGAAAAGGCGATTGAAAAGCTATCAGCGGGACACCCCGAATACAGCCCTGAATTTGCTGATCGCAAGGTACGCAACATCAAAGGCGGACCATATACATGTGCAAAGTTTGAGGAATTTAACCCAGGCGGGTGCGATGGATGCCCTAATAAAGGGGTGCTCAAGTCACCTATCGTGCTGGGTCGTGAAGTACAGGAAGCAACTGACGAAGACAACATAGTAGAAGATAGCCCAGCGGACGTAGACCAAGGGCACACACAGACATACGTTATACCGAAATACCCTGAGCCGTACTTCCGCGGTAAGAATGGTGGCATATTCAAACGCATCATCAAGGAAGAAGACAACGTAGAAGTAATGATTTACCACAACGACCTGTATGTAACACGTCGTTTATTGGACTCCGATGTCGGAGAAGCCGTAGTAGTTAGATTGCACCTTCCAAAAGACGGTGTTAAAGAATTCACAATACCGCTATCAGCGGTTACATCTAAAGACGAGATACGCAAATACATGTCATCACATGGCGTAGCGGTAGTAAAGACAGACGAGATTATGTCGTACGTAACAACTTGGGTAAACCACATGCAATATAGCGCTAAAGCGGACACTGCTCGTAGACAATTCGGCTGGACTGATGATAAATGTGAAGCCTTTATTCTTGGCGACAAAGAGATTCGTGCAGACCGTGTAGACCACAACCCCCCATCTGCGGCTACTGCCCAGCTGTTCTCGGCTTTTGAACACAAAGGCACGTTGAATAAATGGAAAGAAGCCATGGCTTTTTACAACAAGCCAGGAATGGAAGTGCATCAGTTCGTGCTGGGCTTAGCTTTCGGCTCTGTATTTACTAAGTTTACTTCGGTCAACGGTGCGTTACTGCACGTCTTTAGTCCTGATTCGGGTATTGGCAAGACCACTGCGCTGTATGCAGGGGCAAGTATTTGGGGTAATCCAAACAAACTTGTATTAAAGGAAGCCGATACTGCGGCATCTAAGATGAACCGTGCCGAGTTATACAACAACATCTTCCTACCAATGGATGAGGTAACAAACTCTACGGCTAAAGAACTAAGTGACTTTGTATATCAGTACACATCAGGCTCACAAAGAAATCGCATGAGTGGATCGTCGAATCAAGAACGCACCCGTGGTGAAGAGCCTTGGCAACAGACTGGAGTAAGTACAGGCAACACAAGTGTTATGGAGAAGGTTGGTACATATAAAGCACTCCCAAAAGGAGAGGCAATGCGTATCCTCGAAGTAAGGGCTAAGCCTGTTCCAGATCTTGATAAGGTCGAAACCGACGAACTTAGCGAAAAGATTCTGAATAACTATGGGCATGCGGCTCTGCCGTTCCTGCAGTATGTGATGAATGACATTCCAGGTATGAAGGCTCTGTATAAGACAACACAGCAAAAACTTGATAAGGCATGTGGCTTTTCACCTGCGGACCGATTTCACTCCGTCTTAGTAGCGGACGGCATTATGGGTTTGATGGTGGCTAAGAAGGTTGGCTTGATTGACTATGACATTGGCACGGTAGTCAGGTGGGTAAAACACGTAGTTGGTTTGCTGCAAGAACAAGTAAAGTCCATGGACGTTGATGCCGAGACTACCCTGACTAACTACCTTGCTGAGAACTATAACAACGTGCTCCGTATCAAGAGCACCGAGGATGCCCGTACAGTAGGTAAGAACGACTTAGACCACTTGATTATTCCTGATGCGACACCACGTATCTCGTTAATAGCACGGTACGAGTATGACTTAAAGATGCTGTTCCTGTACATGAAGCCCCTGAAAGAATGGTGCATCAAACAACAAATCAACTACGAGGGATTTATTGACTCTTTGAAACGTGGCAGAACTAAAGCCAAGATTGATAAGAAACGTATGGGTAAGGGTACTCGCATGAGTCTGCCCTCCGCAGATGTACTGTGGGTTAACTGTGAAGGGTTCTTAGATGATGACCGAGAAGAAGAAATCGCAGCGGCAGCGCAACACAAGGCCACCCTTGAGGGTGATGAGGGAGGGGCAAGTATGCCCTGACGGAGTGGTTATTGACATTAACTGGGGTGCTTTTGAGATAGGCACTTCAGTTTTTATTCCTGCAGTCAACCTAACAAGGTTAAACAAACAGATGCAAAAGGTTGCAAACAATAAGCAAATGCGAATTAAAGGATTTGATCGGATCGAGTCTGGAAAATTAGGTATGCGCTTTTGGCGCATTTTGTAATATACTTTCTAGGCAACTCTCCTGTTGCTAGTTCTCCAGACGTGAGGAACCCCTTGAATCCCCACCTAACCGTGGGGATTTTTTTATCTACCTTCGTAATCTCGGATGTGTTCCTCAATCTCCTTGAGCATCTTAGGACTATAAGCAACACCATTAATCATGCGCTTAGTAGTACGCTCTTGAGCCTTGATAGACCGATCTAGCACGTCGTTAATCGTAGCGGCATTGATCTCTAAACCAGGGTGCTTCTTGCCGAGTTCAATTAAATCATCTCGAATATCGTTCATTTCTTCTTGGTCGCCTAAACGACTAGCAACGAAATACTGGCGCTTGAGCTTTGATTGCTGGGTATTTACCTGCTTATCAATACCTTTTAGGCGGGAGTTAATCTCCAGCTGGCGAGCATAATCGGCAGGGGCAAAACCAAACGCTTGCGCTGCAATATTCCAACCATTAACTTCTCCTGTGATTGGATCGCCACGGAGAGTGCGGGTCCCTTCGGTTGCGTAGCGTACACCCTTCATAACGTTGCCAAGTGAAGTAGGCAGGATATTCTCAATACCACGCTGTACGTTACCCTCACGGATCATATTTAAGCCACGTTCTACCTTGGATGCCACACCGTAGACGGGACCACCCATCATTTCCATCATGGTCAAGGCAACTGTCTGCGAGTCTTGTTTACCCGAGTCACGAATAATCAGGTCACTTAAACCCGTACGGCTGGCAATCTCTACGTTAGTTACGTAGTTAAACAAGCCTTTGTAGAGGAATTCGCCCAAAAACTTACGGTTTGCAGTTTCAAAGTCATCCTCATCGTCGTCTGCAAACAAGTTATACACCATAGCAGCAACACCAAATAACGGCAGACCCTGCGCACCAGCAAACAATGCTGCAGTGCCATAAATACCAGCGATCTGACGCATAGCTGCTTGACGTACGGGTGCATGATCTGCGGTTGCTTTAGCTAATGCTTTTTCTAAAGCTGGAATAGCGGCTGTATTACCATCTGCACGAGCTTGCTCAATTTGTGCTTTTATTTCGTTCATTTCAGGAGATGCAGCTAAAGCCTCCCGTGCTGTTTTAAACAGCATGTAGTACATCGAAACGCCGTAGCGCTTAAACATGAACAGCACTTTACCTAAAGAACTTTGTGCGATACGAGGCGCAGAAGCAGCGGCAATACCACCGTTGGTCATTTCAGTTGTATATATAGCGTTATTAGCAGCAAGTTCTTCCTTCTCTAACTGACTTAGTGCTTTCTCAGTTTTAGTAGCCTTGTCGCTATTTAGACGATCCAGTTCTAAGTTGTACGCTGCAATCAAAGATACCTGACGGTTAAGGCGCTCGCCATGGTGGAATACAAAGCCTGATGCAGCATTAACTTTAGATAGAGGATTCTTGCGGTCGTCTACTTCTAAAATGTCATACAGCTGAGAACGGTTTAACTGCCCTTGCTCTGATGCTATACGAGCTAAAGTCTTAAGACGGCGTACGCTTGCGGGTAATTTAGGATCATCGAAGTTGTAGTTGTCCAAGGCTGGCATGGCTTTTTGTTTGACCATATCGCCTTTAGCACCAAATACTTCTACTTCCTGCTTGAATCCGCTGTTTAAATGTACCTTATAAGCGTCACCAATAGCCTTCATCGTGGCTGGCATACCGTACTTACCTGCCAAATAGGGGGTAAGAATTAACGGAACTTGGGTTAAGTTAATTACAGCGGACGATACGTTAAAGCCAAGAGTCATGTTAAAGCCTAAAGATGTGGCTACCTGTGCCCACTTATCAACCGTTGGGTTGTTAATATAATTAATACGCTTTTCAAACTCTTTGACATACTCGTTGATTACACGGTTATCCCGCTGGGCTTCCTCGCCCGTACCCTTACCAACTGACCGTGCATATTTCCGCATTTGGTCGAGAACAGCATTTAACTTAGCGGCATAGCGCATGCTGGCAATCTGATGGGAAGTGCGGTACATCTTCTCACGCAAAGCACGAACGGCATCTTTCTTAAAGCCAAGGGTTTCTTTACGTTTTTGGAACGACTGGGCAAACGAAGTCTCAGGCAACGTGCTTAAGAACAAACGCATTACTTCTTCGGTAGCCTCTGCAGGAACCTTGTTGAGCTCCATAATCTGCAGAACGCTGTTTACGAACGAGCCAGTCGGCACACGGCGGTAGTTTAATTCCGACAAGTTAGAGAACTTCTCAACCCGCATAGCCTCTGCTTCATCTTTTGTTTTACCTGCTAACAGCTGTTGTTCGTACCGTGCGCGTTCACGTTCCGTTTCAAACGCTTCAACGTATGTTTCCATTTGACCCGAAGCATCTCTAGCGTCGTAAGACATCCAGTACTTACCATAACGTGCTAATGGGAAATAGGGGTCAATATTACCTTTTGCAATCAGGCGCTCAAAGATGTCTCGCTTAATTAGTTTGGCCCGTTCTGGATCAGTAACAGACGCATCAATACGTTCACCGATAGACTTTAGAACCTCGTCGTACATGGCTTTGTATGCGTCTCGCATACCTGTATAGAGTGCCTTACCACGACCACTCAGCTTATCGTACATCCCTTTTACCCTGTCGTACTCTTTCTGTAACTCAGGGGTCTTGTAATCGGTGCGGGCTTTAGTCGGATCG